CTCCACCAGCACGCTCGATGCGCCAGGGAGCAGCGACTCGAAAGTGCAGCTCACCTTGGCGCCGGCTGCGCAAGGCACAGCGCGGCTGACGTAGGAGCCGGTCTCGCCGAGGTTGCCGTAGAGCGCCTGGCTGCCGGCGAACAGGTACGGGCTCGCGGTCGCGGTGCCGCGCAACACCGCCGAGAGGGTGAGCGGCACGTTGACGTCTTCGGCCAGCTGGATGCGGGCGTTGTCGGCGCCGCGGATCTGCGAGCCATCGGGCCGGGTGAAGATGAACTCGGCGTCGGTCTCGGAGCTGATCCGCTCGACGCCAGCGAGCGCCACCAGGTCGGTGATGTCGCCGGCGGCCACCAGGATCGTGCCGGTGGCGGGCGTCGCTGGGCTGTTCGCCACCGTGTAGGTGAACGTCGTCGCCCCAGTGACCGTGACCGTGAAGGCGCCGTTGTAGTCGCTCTGCGTGGCGCCGCTGATCACCACCTTTTGGCCCGTCACGAAGCCGTGGGGCGTGCTGGTGGTGAGTGTCGCGGTGCCGCCGGAGCGGGTGAGGCTCGACACCGCAGCGCCGCGCAGCTGGCCCAGGCTCACCGTGCGGGTGGTGCTGGTGAAGCGGGCGCCGTACATGCGGAAGGTGAGGTCCGATTCCTGCACCGGCGTCCAAGTCGAGGCGTTGCTCGACTTGAGCAGCGTGCCGATCGTGTAGGGCTGCGAGGTGACGAACTGCTGGGCGGCGCTGTCGAACTTGCCGAGCTCAGCCAGGCCGACCGCGTGCTCAGCGTCGTCGGTCAGCAGCACCATCGAGTATTCGACGCCGGCCTGCAAGTAGACGGGCCGCGTGAGGCTGATCTTGTTCCACTGCCCCACGGTGATCGCCGTGCCCTGGATCACGCCCTCGGCGAGTGTCGTGGCGTTGGGCAGGCCCAGCTCGGTCTCGCGGATCTCCAGATAGACCTTGTTGGCGGTGTTGCCGCGTGCGGTGAACTTGAAGTCCACGCCGGTGACGTGCCGCGACTCATCGAGGCGGAAGGTCTGCGCCAGCGGATCCCAGAAGCGGGTCTCGATGGTTGTGAGCTGCCGCTGGGTGCGGGTGAGGATCGTGCCGGAGCCGATGAAGCGCGCGGCGCCGAAGCTGCCCTGGTTGCCCAGGAAGGTGACGCGCTTCGTGCCGGTGGGCACGTTGGCGGGGATCGTGAACGACCCCGAGATCTGACCGGCTGCGTTTGCTGTGAGGGGCATGGCTATCAGGCGGGGGTGACGTCGATCCCGTCGAACTTGACCTCGGTGAGGCTCTCACCGGGGTCGAAGCCGTCGAGGGTGAAGTTGACCTGGATCTGACGCAGGAACTCGGCGGGCCGCTCCGTTTCGCTGAGCAGCTCGGTGCGGGTGGCGCTTGAAGTGACCGACGAGAAGCGCCCCGTGGTCCCCATGAAGATCGACACCTGTTGCGTCGCCGGCGAGGTCCACACGGTGTTGATCGCTGTAAAGCGGTCGACCGAGGGGGTCAGCGTGATGGCGGCCGGGATCGGATCGAACGCCTGGTAGGGGTTGATCTTGCTGCTGCCGGTCTGGCGCGTCTGCTCCAGGATGATCTCCTCGGTGTAAGGAAGCATCCAATCCTGGGCGTTGTTCGTCGGCGCCTGGTAGACGGTCGGAGCGATCGGCAGCTGCAGGGTGCCGTCGACGATCGCAGCGGTCTGCGTGATGCCCTGGTCGCGCAGGTCGTCATCGAGGAACGGATCCACGAACACGCCGCGCTTGCTCGATGGCTCGCGCGAGCTGATGTTGTTGCGCAGCCGCTCCAGCGCCACCAGGTCGAAGAGGTCGACGATCAGCGAGCGCATCCGCTCCAACTGATCGAAGGGGATGGCGCGGATGCCGTCGTTGATCACGACCGGCGTCTCGCCCCACTTCTGCTCGATCGTCGCCAGGCTCAGCAGGTTGGCGGGCACTGCAGGCGGCAGCGCGGTGAAACGGGAGCTGATGCCCTTGATGCGCGAGAAGTTGCCGTCGCGGTCGATGCACAGCCGGTCGTAGCGGGGCAGCTTCCAGCGGTAGTCGCTCAGCACCAGCGTGCCGTTGACGGCGCCGCTGATCGTGAAGGTGCCGGCCTGCAGGTTGACGGCGGAAGGCGTCGCGTTGCCGAGGTAGCGGTAGGTGATCGAGTAGGTGGAGCCGGGCGCAGGCTCGCCGCCGGCTGGACTCCAGTCCACCTTGTCGCCGTTGAGGAAGTAGTCGGTGTTGGCGACGTAGGTCGTCCCGCCCTGGGTGATGCTCTGGATGCTCAGCACCGACACGTCGGGCAGCGTGTCCTGGCCGCCGCTGAAGCCGCCGCGGGTGATGCTGACGGTCTTCTCCTTGGTGACCACCACCTCCAGGATGCTCTCCACCGGGAAGCGGTTGAGCTGGATGGCGGCGCTGCCGCCGGTCGAGCCGGTGAAGGTGTCGGGCTCGGCGTCGACCAGCTCCAGGTCGGGGTCCTCGGCGTAGTTGAGCCGGGTCGAGGCCAGCTTGTCGATCTTGTAGCCGAAGATGTTGCCGGTGCCGTCCTTCACCGAGAAGGCGTTGACGCCGGCCGCGAGGCCCAGGGCGGTGACGCTGAGGCCGGTGACGATGTAGTTGCCGTTGCTCTCGCGGTCGTAACGGGCGAGCGCTTCAGAGAAGGCGTCGCCGACATTGCCGCCGCCCTGGTTGAGCAGGGTGCCGTCGATGACGGTGTAGACCGGGTAGAAGACGCCGGTCCCGCCATCGCCCTCGCGGCCCCAGGTAGCGGTGACGCGCAGGCGGCCCGCGCCAGGCTCGTTGTAGTTGCGGGTGTTGAGGGCGGGATCGCGCAGCGTCGCGTCCTGCAGCTCGGTGATCTCTTCGTCGAGGAGGTAGACGCCGATCCGCACCAGGCCCGTGGTGGGGATGGTGAAGTTGCGAGCCGCGACCTCACGCACGGCGCCGCGCAGATAGATCAGGCTCAGGAGGCAGCTGACGTTGGCGCCGCTGATCGTCGGCGGCGTGCCGCTGATCACCGCGCCGTCCTTGAAGACCGCATCAGCGATGCGCTTCAGGCGGTCGACAACCGTGCTCTGAATCTCGTTGAGCTCAGCCGACTGGAGGCCCTTGCCAGCGCGGAAGAGCAGCTCGTCGTAGCGGTCCGCCGCATCGAAGCGGTTGTAGTAGCCCTGCAGCGTCATCAGAAGGTCACCACGAACTCGAACAGCTGGCGGGTTGTGATCTCGCGCACGATAGGCGCGCGGCGCTCGATCACCAGCAGCGTGCCGGGCTGCGCCACCTCCGCTGGGGCCAGGTAGAACTGACCGCCAGGGACGCCGTTAGCGGCCACGGTGTCGAGGAAGATCGCCTGCTCGCGGATCGTCGAACCGACCGCCTCTTCAAACTCGAAGTGAAACTTGAAGTAGAGGCTGTTGGTCGGCGTCGCCGAAACAGAGAACTTGCCCTCGGGCACGCTGATCGCGCCGTTGACGTCCGGCGCGCAGTAATCCACCAGGGTGGCCTTGCGCCGGCCGACTTCGAGCAGCAGAGCGGCTGCGTTCGCAGGAGGCGCCGGGGGCGTGTTGCCCCAGGATGCGTCGCCTGATCCCCAGGCGAGGTGAGCGGTGCGCGCCTTGATCGCCGTAGCGATGGCGATCCGCCCGCTTGTAGTTAGGACTGCCGCCATGCTCGCCCCTTAGTCGCCCCTTATGCTACGCCGTCTGGGTTGTGACGGAGCTCGACGCGACAGCGTTCGTATCGAGCCAGTTGGTATCCGCCTGCCAGGTGATCGAAGTCCACGTCTGGCCCTGGTATGTGCCGCTCACCCCTTCTTGATTGGTGAGCATCCCGGGATTGTTGAGGGTATGCCACTCCTCATCCATCAGGCTGTGATCGAGCAGGAACCGATCGAAGTTCCTGACGAGCACGCCGATCACGTCGGTGTGCGTGCTGGCGACAGTGGCGTTCTCCTCAACCGAGCTGGAGAGGATCTGCCCGTAGCTGATCTGCGGCCAGTCCGGCCGAGGCCGCACGCCACTGTGATCGCTGAGCATCCCGCCGTCCGACAGCAGGCTGCTGTCGAGCACGAAGCGGCGGAAGTCATAGACCGCGTAGATGCGCTGCAGACGCGAGCGCACCGGTGAACTGATGCGAGTGACGCCGACGATGTCGTCGATGATCTGCTCGCCGGATGTCGCGGCTTCGAGCCCCAGCTGGTATTCAGCCCAGCGGGCGGAGCCGCCTTCGGATTCGTCAATGAGCCCGCTGACGTTGATCCAGTTCAACGCGATGCGGACTGCTTCGGGCGTGCCCCGGATCCGCTGCCACAGCACGCCCTCGGTTATCGCCCGGCGCTGGTTGTTGCCGAGATACTCCAGGATCTCGCCCAGGCCGTATTCGTAAATCAGCCACGGCACCACCGAGTCGGGGATGTTGACTCGTTTTGCCGTGCGGATGATCGGCACCGGGCCGCCGGTGCGCTGCAGGCTGGAAGCGGAGCGGGAGAAGTCCCGCTCCAAGGTTGTGGCGTTGGGTGGGAGAAGGTCGTATCGGCTCATCGGTCACGCCCCGCCATCGTGAGCGTGATCGCGCCCAGAGCCGGAGCCTGACTGGGGCCGCAGACTACATCAGCTGCAGGCGCCGTCAAGACGACACGCTGCACGCCGGCCGGGTGCAGCTGCGCGATGAGCCACGAGCGGGTGACGTCCCAGCCGAGGCCCGATGCTGCAGCGAAGGCGGCTTGTAGCCGCGCCTGCAGGCCAGTGAACACCTCGATCGGCGTGTCGGGGTAGAGGTAGATCTGCGCGGTGACAGGCACCGTGTTGATCGTCGCGCTGGCGACTGCGACCACATCGGTGATCACTCGCACGTTGTCGCTCTGCAGCACCGCGTCGACAGTGCTGAGCAGCTGGCTGCTTGCGGTCCCGTTGCCCTGGGTGGAGAGGATGTTGACCAGCACCTCACCGGGGGCAGGGGAGCTTACCGCTGCATCCTTCACCAGCTCGCTGGCGGTCAGGGCCTGGTAGCGATACCAGGCGGCGCCACCAGCGGTGCTGCTGCCCATGATGCGCTCGATCACGCGGGAGCGCAGCGCTGCATCGGTTTCGTCTTCGAGGCGCGTGACAGCGTAGAAAGTCGCCAGGTTGTCGAGGTCGGCGCCGCCGGCGTAGCGCAGCAGGGTGGCCTGAAGCGCATCGTTGATCCGCTGCCGCAGGATCAGCTCGCGGGCGGCGGCCACCTCCAGGATCTTGATGCCCGGGTCGCTTTCGAGGATCTCGGTGTAGGACGGGTCGCGCGCCTGCAGGTCGGCGATCATCGCCGCAAGGATCGTCTCGAAGTCGAGCTCCTCGATGATCGTCGGATCGGGGATGCTGCTGAAGTCGATCGTCGCCATCAGACCACCAGCCCCTCG